CGTTATCTGGTCGATTGCAGCACGGCCAAGCAGTTACAAGCAGCACGGCGAAGGCAGCGTGCTGTATCGGGTCAAGCGTAAAATTGAATATGCCAAGGCGCAACTGCGTGCCAAGGTCGAGCACCCCTTCCAGGTAATCAAGGTGCGCTTCAATCATCGCAAGGTTCGCTACCGTGGGCTGGAAAAGAATACAGCGCAGTTGTTCAGTTTGTTTGGGTTGGCCAATCTGATGCTGGCCAAGCGGTATTTGCAACAGGCGGCAGGATAAATCCGTCTGAAAGGCGGGACTGGCCCGCCAATCAGCAAAAGGAGGGCAGAAATCTGCCCGAGAAACGCAAAACAAGGCCGGCAGGTTGAAAAAAACCGGCTTGGAAATGAAGACGGTGCGAACGGGTTAATTGTTCAGCGTCTCCCTAGGCTCCTTGATATGCATTTTAGAGCAGGCTGTATCGGGCCAAGAAAGGCGTCGTGAATGGAGAAACAGAGATCCGATTGCCAGAATGGTAACGAAGTTATTCAGCGTCATCTGCCATAGCTTTTAGAAAACGCCTGAGTGCACGCTGATCCCCATCAGTGATTGAACGGTATTGGGCGAGAATTTGGCTTTCTTCAGAGGTAATTCCTCGGCCATACCTTCTTTGCGCGGTTAAAACATATCCAGCATCAATACCGTTCGCTTCAAGCGCCATCAAGTACTTTAGGGAGGCGCTGATTTATTCGATTTTTCGTCCCTGCAACGCTCTGGAGGCCTTGATTTATCAGGGGGTAACAGCTGGGTTTTAGAATAAATCAGCGTCTCCTTAGGTCCAGTGCACCCAAAGCAGTACCAAGCTCGTAGTTCTTTTGTGTTCCTCGGCTCACACCTACCAATGTGCCGAATTCCGTCTGTGACAGCCCCAACCGCTCACGCTCTTCCCGGAGACGTACACCAACCCCTTCAGCAATGAGCATATATTTGTCCATTACCACTTGACGTGAGCAAATTTCTGACCAAGAATCACCACACACAACCACATATGAACAGGAAGGAACACTATGCCCGTGCCAGTTACGCCTGAGCAAGCCCGTGCAGCGCTTGATCGGAAAGGAATGAGCATCGCCGAGTTCAGCAGAACTCATGAATTGAACAAGAATTTGGTCAGCGATCTTCTTAATGGACGTATCAAAGGTCGGCGAGGAGAGGCACATCGGGCTGCCGTTCTGCTGGGGATCAAAGACGGCGTGATCACAGAGTAAGTGCAACGATGAGCAGGGAAAAGCAGAACATGAAAAATGCAGTTCTAAAGACTCGCCGCGAAGTAGTCAGCGCAATCATCTGTAGTTATCCAGGTGGGCGGGAGTGCGCAGCCGCTCGAATCGGTCTGGCATTAAAGAAGTTCGACAATCACGCCTATGAGAACAACAACAGTCGGCCGCTGACAGACGCTCAGCTGTTTCAGCTTGAGCAAGAGGCAGGGACGCGACACTTACCAAACTACGTCGCGTCAATGTACGGCGGCTTATTCGTCCCTGTTGCTGATCCTGAGACATTGGATAATGTCGAAATGTACGCCCTATCGATTCAAGCGGCAGCAAAGCGGGGTTGCGTCGACCAGGAGATTGCCAAGGCACTCGCAGACGGTTGCATCAGTGAGGCCGAGGCAGAGCACATTCTCAATGCTCACAACCTTCATATGGCAGCACGGCACTCCGAAGTGCTGGCAGCCATCGACCTTTACCGCGCAAAGTCAGGGACACCGCAATGAACAACTCGCCTGCAGTGAAGGATTTTCAGGACGTACTGAAAGCAGCGGCGGTGCAATTCCTACAGCGTCATCATGCCGAACACCTGACGTATGACTATCACTTGCGTGAACGGGCCACCCTGTTTCTAACCAGCGGTTTCAACGTGGTTGATCACACAGCCTCACGGATCGTTGATCTTGCCGTCAGCGACATTACAGCTATCTGTGATCGCCAACAGATCGATACGGCCGGCAGCACCTCCACGCACGCCGTCATCGTTGATCCTGAAACGGGTACTGCGTGGGCAATCCCCGTCAGCCTGATATTTGAACGCATCGTCGGATCAATCGACTGCACCCGCTACCGCGTAGCCAACACCTAACACCAACCAACATAAACGAGCCCTACCCCATGCATCGTGGGTATGGGTGAGCTGCGCCCGAATTCGAGGTTTAACGATGGCCAACGCCGTGATCGTCACCACCCAATTGCCTAAAGCCCAGGCCAAGGCGCTGCTGGAAGCCCTGCGCGAACAGTACCGCTTAAGGCTCAACGAATACTGGTACGACGATCAATACCGCTTTGTCGCGGACGGCCAACGTCATGGCGCGATTCTCGCCCGTGTCCCAGAAATGGCAGCACAAGTGCGCCTTATGGCAGCCCTGTCCCACAGTTTGAAGGCCGTTAAGTAATGACCGTAATGAAAGAGAAACTACGAGCCAAGGTCATAGAACGCCTGCAGCTCGATTTTGATTTAAAGGTGCGCACCGGCACTAACTACATGCGAGGCGGCACCTGTCCAAAATGCAAGAAGAAAGAGCTGTACGCTCGCCACGATAACCCTTGGCAGATCCGCTGCGGCCGACCGGAGCGCTGCGGTCACATTGAGCATGTGAAGGATCTGTACGAAGACCTGTTCGAAGACTGGAGCAAGCGTGCGCCTGCGACAGACAATGATCCAACAGTGACGGCTCGGGCTTACCTTGAGTTCGCCCGAGGCTTCGACGTCGGCCCTATGACCGGATGGTTTAGCCAGGAAAACTACGTTAACCACGAATCAGGCGATTCGAGTGCAACCATCCGTTTCCCGCTACCGAACGACGGTTATTGGGAACGCTTGATCGACCGTCCAGCTCGGTTCGGCAAGATGAAAGCGCGCTTCAAACCCAAATATAGCGCCTTGGGCCACTGGTGGTGCCCGCCTGATGTTGACCTCGCTACCGTCGATGAACTGTGGATCGTCGAAGGGATTTTCGACGCCGTAGCGCTGCGGCAGAACGGAATCGCGGCAGTCTCCGCCATGTCGAGCACCAGCTACCCCGCTCAGGCTCTGGAACAGCTCGCAGCTCAACGCAAGAACAACCTCCCCCTACTGGTTTGGGCGCTGGACAACGAACCCTCCGCCCGGGGCTACCTGCAGCGCTGGGTAAAGCAATCACGAGAACTAGGCTATTCCTGTGCGGCAGCGCTTGTGCCCCAGAACGGTCGCCGCAAGGTTGACTGGAACGACCTTCACCAGCGTTGGGGCTTTGAAGATACTGATAAGCGTGAGCAGCGTCGCCAGCGTGATCTTGACGTCGCTCGTCACGAAGGTGATCTGCTGCTGGCTCCCTCGCCTCGTGAAAAGGCAATTTTGATGTACACCTGGGAAGACTCCACTTCGGAATTCCATTTTGAGTTTGCCAACAGGATGTACTGGGCGAAGTTCGACTTGTCGAAGCTGGAGGACGAGCAGCGGGCGCTTCTAAACAGTGACGATCATGATAATCAGTTGCTGAACGACCGACAGGCACGAACCAAGGTTCTGGAATCTGTATGCGCCTTGAAGATGATTGCGAACTGCAATTTTGAGGCGCTTTACAAGCAAGTGAACGACGTGACCGGTGATGCCTGGTTCTATTTTCAGGTAGACACACCCAATGACAACGCCCCCGAGAAGTTCACCTTTACACCGAAACAGATATCGTCGAGCAGCGAATTCAAGGCGCGCCTGATGTATGCCGGCGCGACGTGGCTTGGCACGCAAAAGCATCTGGACCAGATCGTCATCCGTCAGACCGAAGGTCTGAAAACGGTCGAAACCATCGACTTCATTGGCTACAGCAAAGAGCACAAGGCGTACATCTTCAACGACTACGCCGTTCAAGGCGGCAATGTCTACAAGGCCAACGACGAAGACTATTTCGAGTTCGGTCAGACACGCGTCAAATGCCTGATGAAGTCGATCAAGATAAGCATGGCCAGCACCTCGAAGGGGTACCGCGACAATTGGTTAGCGAGTCTCTGGCTATGTTTCGGTGAGAAAGGTCTGGTCGCCCTGACGTACTGGTTCGGCTCCCTGTTTGCCGAACAGATCCGCGCCGACTACGAGAGTTTTCCCTTTCTGGAAATGTCCGGCGAGCCAGATTCCGGCAAAACCACGCTGATCAAGTTCCTGTGGAAACTGTTCGGCCGCATCTATGAAGGTTTCGACCCGGCCAAAGGATCAATCTCCGGGCGCAGCCGTGCGATGGGCCAAGTATCCAATATACCGCTGGTGCTGCTTGAAGCCGATCGCAACACCGATGCCGAGAACGCCAAATCGTTTGAATGGGACGAATTTAAGGACTATTAAGGCGGAGGGCTGCTGCGCACCCGAGGGGTCAAGAACAACAGCAATGACACCTACGAGCCGCCCTTCCGCGCGTCGATCGTCATTGCCCAGAACGCTGGCGTCTCAGGTCATGAAGCGATCCTGAGTCGAATTACCAAACTCTACTTCGCAAAACCCATCATCACCGAGGAAAGTCGGGCAGCTGCTGACGCGCTGGTGCAGACCGAGGTCGGAGACGTCAGCCACTTTATGGTTAAGGCGATGAAGGCCGAACACAAGGTGATGACACTCTTCGCCGAGGTCTATCCGAAATATCGGGCCGAACTGTGGGCCAGTAAGAAACTCACCTCGGACCGCATCATCCGCAACCACAGCATGTTGCTCGCACTGCTGGATTGTCTGCAACTGGTGCTGACAGTGCCTGAGCCCATGATGCGCCAGACCCGCCAGTACATCAGAGGCATGGCCAGCGATAGACAGGCGGCGATCACCACTGATCCGCAAGAACTGAACGACTTCTGGCAGGTATTCGATTACCTGGAATCCCTGCCTGGCAGCCCATTGGTCAATCACAGCAAAAATCCCGGCGTCATCGCCATCAACCTCAACCAGTTTGCCGAGGTCGCGCATGAGCATCGCCAACGCATTCCCGATCTGGCCACTCTGCGCCGAATGCTCAAGGACGGCAGGACGCACAGGATGATCGACGCCAGCAAACCTACCGAGAGCATCATTCGGGCAAACCTACAGGCGCGGACTCCCATGAGCCCTATACCCCAGTCAGTGCGTTGCTGGCATTTCAAAACTTGAGAGGACGCCATGCAGATTCAAGTAATGAGTGAGCTCCCGCTCGATCCTGCTGTCGACCCGGTCAGCATGGTGATTGCCGGACTTAAACGAACTGAACACGGCTACCCGGTAGTGCATGCGGATGCGTATGCCGTAGACGGGCTTCTGGAGATTTTGGACGTGCGTGCTGCTCGGGGTGAGCGGGAAATAATGGTGCTGCAGTGCAGCCGGGAGCAGATCCAGGCGGTACTGGAGTGGCAGTTAGAGGCGAAAGACGCTGTCGACTTGGAAGACCTAATCATTCACTTGGCGCGCAGGACAGGGTAGTAGATACCACGTGTTGGCGCCGACGATATTGGCAAGAGAACGGTGCTGAGGAGTTGCAGCTCCTCAGCACCCACCACAACTAGGAGTACGGCGATGAAGACGGAACACCCAAGCAGCAGCAATCCAAAGGCTAGCACACCACCCAAAAACCTGCTGACTATCGCTATGGTCGGCACGGCACTGATCGGCTACTTGGTGCAGAAGACCCCGGACACACGTGGTCGGCTGGAGAGTCTGGCCAGTCAGGCGCAGATCCAGGGCGATTTGACCGCCAGCGACGAGCACGTTCTGACGCAGATTCTCGCCACCCCCCTCCCCCAGTAATTGAGCCGCCAGGTTCTGGCTTTTGGCACCAGGGCGAAGCGTTACACTCCCCTGGTTGCTGCTTCCTGCAGAGAGCAAAAATGAATTCCCCAACAAGCAATGTCCTCACCTTTGAGGACCTGCAGCGCATCACCGGCTACCAGCGCCGTTCCGACGTTGAACGTTCACTGATCACTCAGGGCATCCGCATGTTCCGGGGCCGAACAGGCCCCTGGACAACGCTGGATCTCATTCACCACGCTGCGGGCATGGAGCCCGTAACCTCAGAGCGTTATGGCACCAACATTCTATGAGGAAAGCGCGTAAGCGGAAGCACAATCCGCACATTCCCCCCCACATCGATCAGGCCGCTCTCCCAGCGGCCATTTACTTTGATCATCGCAACGCCGGCGTCTGGTACACGCTGCATTACGACGAGACCGGCAAACAACGCCGGCGCAATGTGGCACCGGCTGATGTGACCCTTGCCGAGCTGCATCAAATCATGGAGCAAACCTCGGGGGTCGACCAAGGCACCTTGCGTTATGTGTGCACGCAGTTTCACCTGAGCGACCGCTACAAGAAACTCAGCCTCAAAACTCACAACGACTACTGCTACTCGCGGGACGTCCTGCTGAGCATCCCGACCCGGCTGGGCAAACCGGTGGGGGATCTACTGGTGAAGAAATTCACGGCAGCATTGATCCAGCGGATTGTCGATCGCCTGGCCGACGAGGGCACGCCGTCCAAAGCGGCGCATGTGCTGCGCTACCTGCGCCGGGTCCTGCAGTGGGGCCGCAACCGGGGCTACCTCGACACCAATCCGGCGCAGGGTATTGAAGCGCCGGTGGAACGCAAACGCCGGCGTTTGCCGGAACATCTGGTCATGGAAGCGCTGGTCGACCGCGCCTTAGCGTTCGGTCGATTGGCGCGGAACGAGAAAGGTGGCTGTCCGGAGTACCTGAGCTACGTGATGGAGATTGGTTACCTGTGCCGTTTGCGGGGCATTGAGACCATCACCCTGACCGATGCCCACGAACTGGCCGAAGGGATTATGACCAACCGGCGCAAAGGCAGCCGGGACAACATCGTCCGCTGGACGCCGCGACTGCGCGCCGCCTGGGAAGGGGCGAAGGCCTACCGGGCCAAGGTGTGGACCAGCAAATCAACAGTCATCCCGATTCGTCCCGATCGGCGCTACATCATCGTGGCCAGCCATGGAGGTGCTTTGCGCAAAACCAGTTTGGATACCGCCTGGCAACGGTTCATCACCTCGGCCATCGAGGACGGGACCATCACGGCCGAGCAGCGCTTTGGGCTGCATGACCTTAAGCGGCGGGGTATTACCGACACGGCCGGCAACCGGGCGGACAAACAGGAGGCCAGCGGTCACCGGGACGGGGCGATGATGGACGTCTACGACCTTAGCGTCCCGCTGGTCAATGCGTCCCAGACGTAGCACCAGGCGTCAGACTTCGACCTGAAAGGCGCGGATCCCGGCCGATTCCGCGAACCGGCCGATTGCTGTCAGACTGGCCCAGGTACGCAGCGCTTCGCGGCGTGAGCGTACTGGCAGCCAGCGACTGCCGGCACCGCCCAGGCGCACAGCCAGTGTCCACTTTTCGTCGTGACGACTGACCAGCACGTCACGCACGGCACCGCCTTCGATCATCACTCGCAATGCTTCTTCCTGAATACCTTGGCGCATGATCAAGCGAGCTTCCGGATCTGTTCGGTAAACTTACTGACCTGCTCGGGCGACAGGCAGTTCAAGTCACCGAAGGTTTTCAGATGGTGAATCATCGCGTCATGACTGCCCGGTTCGCCAGCGACCATGCGGCGGCAGGTCTTTTCCAGAATGAGCCTGGCCAGTTCCGGGCTATCAGTGCGTGAGGCGTCAAACGCCAAGGCGATCGACATCGCCAGCTCGCCCAGTTCAGGGAGGGTGCGTTGCAGGGCTCTCAAGGCATTCAGTTGCCGGGCAGTGATGGGTAACGACACAAGGACCTCCTGACGCTGCGTGATGCTCCAAACCGTGAGCGTCGGTAATGGTAGTCCAGACGGCCGGGGGCTGGTGTCCAGCAGGCGCAAAAAAGCCCGCCGGTGCGGGCCTTGCTGTGGGGGGCGATTGAACATAGGGCGCGTTATGGCTACTTCAGATGAGCGAGGGGCAGCAGACGGCCATTAGCGCCCCCCCACAAGCGACCGCTACCGACCCAAAGCAGACGCCTAACTCGTGGAATAGATGACGTTAGGCGAAGTGCTCCGCTATCAGGAATACGGCGGCGATTACCATGGCTGCTCCGGATAACCGACTTATTACGTTGGCAGCTCCAGGGCGAGCGCTTAAGACCTTACGGGCACCGAAGCCCACGGAAAAATAGACAGCCGCGCAGCTCATCATGTGGATGAGCCCGAGGCAGATCAGTTGTACTGGCACTGGCCATGATGATAGTGGATCGGAGAATTGCGGGAGTAGCGCTAGGAACAGCAGGAAAACCTTTGGATTCAACCCGCTCACGCAGAACCCTTTGATGTACCAACGTATGGGCCTTCCTGAGTCAGCTGGTGCACTTCGGATGGGGGCTGCCTGCACAATGAGTAGGGTCACTCCGATCCAGAGCAGATACAAAGATCCCCCAGCCGTTAGCAGTGTCATGACTACCGGCATCCCCGCCAACATGCTCCCTATACCCGTAGCCACTATAAGGGTCGCAACAAGATGGCCCGAAAGCATCCCAGCGACAGCGGGGACTACTCGGCGACCGTGTAACCCCGCAGAAATCGAATAGGCCCAGTCGACCCCTGGGGTAATCACAAACAGAAATGAAACGCCCCAGAATGCCGCAAGTACTGTAATGCTCAATTTTTTTGCCCTATGGAATCGATTGACGACGTGTCACTCGTGGCCAAAGGAAGATTATTGAAAGAGCTGTAGAATGTGCTTTCAAATCTTCTATTGATGAAAGGCATCCAAGGTAGAAAATTGAACATTGACAGAACAGACAGGAAGATTCTTGCGGAATTACAGCGTGATGGGCGTCAATCTCTGACTGAATTGGCGGAGCGCATTGGCTTGAGCCTTTCGCCTTGTCACCGCCGAGTGCGCGCTTTGGAGGACGCAGGTGTCATCTTGGGATACCGCGCAGAGCTTTGCGCAAAAGAACTTGGGCTGAGTTTCGCATCCATCGTTTTTGTCACGTTGCGTGAAGGGTATCACCAGGCTGTCCTCGACTTCGAGTCAGCGTTGCAAGGAATTCCCCAGATCGTCCAGGCGCAGCGGCTTTTCGGTGATCCTGATTATCTGTTGCAGGTTATCACCGCCGATCTCCCCACGTTCCAGAAGCTCTACGACGAGCATCTGTCGCGGTTACCAAACGTCCTGCGGTTAACCTCGACCCTGGTCATGAAGAGCGTAATAGACAGCCGCCCAATGCCGGTATCGGATGTCGTCGGGCCGTAGTATGCGGAGTCAGGGAGTGTCAGCTTCTGGCCGAAAGCTGCATCAGAATAAATCGAGCTACGCCGCCCCTACTGAACCACGTAATAACAGCCATGGACCTCACGTAGGTCGTGGCTTTTAGGGCATTGGCACGTAACAAAAAAATCTGTAACCCACTGATATATACGTTGAAAGCATCTTCCTTGTAATCAGTCGCTCTCGAGTTTTATTTCTGATATCGAACGGATCCCTATCACTTAGTAGTACCCGAAAAGGTGGTCCTTTCCTAGGGCCGATTGGATTGGTGCGAAGGACAGCAAACGGCCAAGAGCGGACGTTTATAGAAAGCGCTCATAAGCTTCGATATGAACCGCCCCGGGTTTCTCGGAGACTCCAACCTTTGAGAGGATGGAGCGATGAAAAAACTACCGAAGTATTCCCCAGAGGTCCGTGAGCGGGCCATCAGGATGGTTTTCGAACACCTTCCTGAGTACGAGTCGCAGTGGGCCACCATCAGTGCCATTGCCCCCAAGATCGGCTGCACGCCCGAGACATTAAGGCTGTGGGTTCGCCAATCTGAGCGCAACAGCGGCCAGCGTGATGGGCTGAGCACAGTCGAACGTGAGCGAGTCAAGCTGTTGGAGCGTGAGAACCGTCAGTTGCGTCAAGCTAACGAGATATTGCGTAAGGCCTCCGCCTATTTTGCCCAGGCGGAGCTCGACCGCCCATTCAAACGATGAAGACGTTTATTGATGAAAACCGCCAGT